ATGTGGATCGGAATAAGCGCCGAAGTCTCGCGAGGGAGCGTGCACGGCTGATCAAACGGATCGAGGGACGCGACGCATACCACGCGTGCACGAGCCGGACCGACGGAGGTCTAGGGTCCGAGGAGTTGAAGCGATTTGGCGTGAAGAAGAAGGCACTTGAAATCATACAAACTATAGGAGGTAAATAATGCCCGAACGATGTTATATAAGTGTGTATAGGGCGATCGGAGGTTGGCAGAGTCAAATGATATGTTGGTATCCTGAGGACAATATGTGGGATGTACAACAGACTGGAATGGGACCATACAAAACCCGAAAGGAGGCAGAAATAGATGCAAAGTGTTGGGCAGGGACAGAAGAAGTAGAACTTAAACTATAGGAGGTAAATAATGCAACGTGGAAAATTCAACATCGTTATAGGAGCACAGGCTGGCAGCGAAGCCAAGGGGAAGTTGTCCGGTTGGCTGTGCGCAAAGCACCGCCCGGACCTGCTGGTAATGACATCCAGTCCGAACGCTGGACATACCATCATCACCCCAAGAACGCTCAGTGCAATGGCGGGGAAGAAATGGGACGAGGGTGTGAAAAAGGTGTCGTACCACCTGCCCATCGGCGCGGTAATGTGTGATGCCCGGATCGCCCTAACTCCAGCGTCGCTGATCAACCCCACAACGTTTGAACGCGAGATCGCGGATCTTGGCATCGATCCGGGTCGCATAACCATCGATCCACGTGCATCGGTCATCCAATCCTGCCACATCAGAGCTGAAGAAGATGGTCGAATGTCCGATATCGGTAGCACCCTGCAGGGCATCGGGGAGTGCCGACGCGGCAAAATGGAACGCAAGGGTCGTGGACACCACACCCTCGTGGGCGATGTTGCGGACGTGTTCAGGGGCATGGGGGTGTCGGTTGCCCCTACCACGTATCTGATCAACAATTCCCTGGACATGGAGGCCATGGTCCTATGCGAGGGTACGCAGGGATTCGACCTCGACCTCGAACACGGCATCGATCCGGTCTATTGCACGTCCAAGATGATCAATCCCGCAATGATGATGGCCGAGGCCGGTGTCGCTCCGTCGCGTGTGGGCGAGGTGTACGGGGTATTGCGACCGTACCCGATTCGGGTGAACAACCGAACGGGGACAAGCGGACCATATGCAGACGCGGAAGAGATCACGTGGGATATGGTGACGCGCTGGTGTGGTGCACCAGAACTGTTGGATGAAATCACCACCACTACGAAGCTGCCCAGGCGCGTGTTCGAGTTTAGTTGGCAACGATTTAGTGCGTTCGTGCGGACGTGCGGACCAACCCAATTATGCCTCCAGTTTGCAAACTACATCGACTGGTCGGTGTACGAGGCCACCCAACCAGAGGAACTGTCCCCCGACGTACTCCTGTTCATAGACCAACTCAACACCAATTCCCCGTGGGGATGTGGCGTTCGGTTCATCGGCACTGGTCCCGCACATCAGCACATGGTGGAAATATGAGTGAAGATATTATGAGCTATATAAATCAATATTTTGACGACGTAATGGAGGAACCGATGAACAAAGGAGTAAATCAATCCCGTTTTACCCACTGCGACCCCACTCCGCAGGAGGACATTCTTGCCCGCGCTGCGGACAAACGCACCGACCCCATGCACGGTGGTCGCATCGGCTATATTCCGTTTGGGTATCACCTGCTGCCGTTGCGGGGACTTGCGAAAGCTGCTGCGGTCATGAGGGCGGGTGAACGTGCAGGACGGTCCGCGTCAGAGTGGAGGAGTGTGCCAGTGGAGGAGCACATTAACCATGCCATCAGCCACCTGATCGCGTACCTGGCCGGACGCATGGACGACCACCACCTCGCCAATGCGGTATGTCGCGTGCTCATGGCGGCGGACCTGGACACCCGCGAACCACACCCGGAACCCCGGTACGAACCCCAGAACAACTCCGACTGACCCCTGTCCGTATCGTCTCCGTACCCCACGTACAAATCGGGGGCATCGACTCTGCGCCGGTGCCCCCGATTCCTCGTGTGACTATCTCCGAGAGTTAGAGGATCAACAATAACTCTCTTATCTCTGACATATTTTCGTCTAGCCATTCAAGCAGATCGAGAAAATCCACCCTGCACCCGGCATAATTGCCTAATAGGGTGTTGTTGTTGTACCACTCCTCAAACTCCTTTATTCTGTCATGTCGGACGGCTTCTAGTTCAGTACTGAATATTTTCCCGTCCTCGGACTGGTATTGAGTTACCTTTTTCATTTAATACCTCCACATATCAGCCGAACAGCATGTCGGCAATCCAGCAGATCAATACACCCACGAATATTATGTATGCAATTTCTATCATTTGGGTATTACCAGGTCCAGGTACGGGCTTGACCACGATTTGGTAGCCTCGTCTATGGCTTTGGTGATGACCTCCGGATCAACCCCGCGCGTGAGGAGTGCAACCCGAAGCTTGTCGGCGCTGATGCTGGAGCCACTGTTGGTCTTCTGTACCAACTTGCCCACTCCCTCAGCCTCGTGCGACTTGATGTTGTAGGCGATCATGAGTGGCAGGATTTCGTCCTTGACTTCGGACTTGGTGGTTTTGGCGTTCTTCTCGTCGGCTTTGGCCTGTGCAAGGCGCGTCATAGCCGATTCGATTTGACGCCGAATCTTGGCAGGTAACGTTGCTGGTTTCGTCATGGTTTGGTCCCTCCTAATTGCTTACGCAGACGTTCAATCTGCTCGTTTAAACTTCGGTCCTTAGCCTTCTCGCGCAACTGGTCTGCGTGGTCAACGCGGAATTGGGCACGTGCCGATGCTCGACGCACCTTTGATCGTTCGGGGACGTATCCCCATTCATCAAATCGGCCAATCCTCGCAGCTACTTGCTTGATTCCAGTCCTGAACGCAGCACGTGCACGTCCAGCGTCCACATGTGAGTCCGGACATTTACTGCAAACGATCATGCGATTGATCCCGGATTCGCTACATTCCCAAACGGTCTTGCCCGATTCGATCATGTCGATGGTCTCGTTAGCCAATTGCTGGTTTGCTTCGCATGCAGATCGTGTCATCCTGCATGCGAAGAGTGTGCATTCGAACAGGATTAGGCCAGTTTCGCTGTTCGAGGTTTGGAGTTTTTTGACTTGCCCGCGTCAGCGCCGGGGTCCTTGGCCTTCTGGTTGGCAGCAGCCTTGGCCACGTCGGCTTTGGTCTTCTTGGGCTTGCCCTTGCCGTCAACGGTTTTTTCCACGCGTGCAGCAGCGGCCTTGGCCTTCTTATCGGCCTTGATTGCCTCCAGGTGAGACAATGCCCGAATCGACATCCAATCGTTGAGATCGGATACGCCCGGAACCTCCTGCTTCACGTCGTAGACGATGCCCATAGCCTGACGCAGATCAAAGAGTGTGAGCGGATGCTGCGTGCCGGACAGTGCTCCCATGGCACGGGCAACGAGTCGGCTGATCATTTCGACGAGGTACCCGAGATCGTATCCCATAGCCCCAACTGCGGACACGGTAAACGTTCCGGCCTTGGCGTCCCAGCTCATTTCGGTGGTGACGAGGATGTCCATCTTCTCGAAGGATGCCAGGGAGCGCAGAACCAGTTTGCCAATGTTGTTGACGTCACCGACTACGACGTTGATGGTATCCAGCGGACCATCGGAGATGCCCAATTGCTTCATCTCGTCAGGGATGCCGTTGAGGAAATCCGTGGTCGTTCGGGATTTGCTGTCGAACTGAATCTCGATGTTGGTTTTGGTCTTGAGGGCGTTGGCGGTGACGATCTTGGTACCTTTGGCGTTGTTGCCGACTTTTGACGTGGATGTGGTGATAAGTACGTTCATGATTTGCCTCCTATGTGGTTGTGGGGTAATCCCCAGGGGTTATTGGTCATGTTCAAAAATTCTACTGTACCACAGTCCGCAACCCCTGTCAAGTATTGGGGTTTGGGGTCGCGGGTGCGTGGACGTGATTAAACGTCGAATCTCTTGCGTATCCAATCGGGGCGTGTGTCCTCACGGTAAGGAGCACTACCACGAACCGATGTGGGCAGTGATGCTGGTCCCTTGATCTGGCCTCGACACACGGCGCACCACTGGCGCACCATACCGTGACGACACCGATCAAATTCGTGGACTCGTGGATGACGTGGATTCGTGGAAATATTCATGATGCCTCCTCATATCATCAATTTATAGGTGTTTTTCCGTGAAATTCAGTTGGGTGCAAGTACTGTGACCCAAATTGTACATACCACCAATCATAGTGTTCTGATTCATCCATTATGGTATGAATCCCGTCAGCAGCTTCGGATTCATCATATGCTTCCACCAGTATTTGTATTGTGGCAATATACTTTTTTGGTGCTTTCATGGCTTTGCCTCCTCACATGCACATTAGGGCAACCACCACAGCGTATCCGAGTGCCAGCAGAACAATCGTGCACACTGCAGATCCGGCGATGGTCGTGGGTTTTTGGTTGCGTTCGACTTGGATTTTGAGGGCTTGGATTATGCTTGCCCCGTCAACATCGTAAACCATAGTCACACCTCCTTTTTGGATTCCTGGTTGATTTTGTTGCACTCGTCGACTACCACCGGATGCCACAGATCACTGATTTGATCCCCCGGTTGATAGTTGTCTCTTGCCCACTGTCTGAATTCCGGTTCCTCGTCCGGTCCGAGGACTCGGAACAATCCAAGTGCCATACTCATAACTTTATCTTCCTAAGTTTACCAAGTGAAGATTGTGCTCGGTAAGGTAATCGTGGTGGTATAGCCTGTGTTTGATTGGCACGCGGACTCTACCCGGATTCCTCTTCCATGTTTGAGGTTTGCCGTTGACCTTCCACCTCTCCGGGGTCCCGTCGGCGTTCAGGTTGTGGACGTGGTGGAGTATGTCCCCCGGTTTGAGTTTTTTGGCCTGTTCAAGTGTGATCATAATACCTCCTTTCATGTTTAAGGTCCACCATTGGGGGACAGGATTTTGCCCTGTCCCTCAATAACAGTGCTTAAGCAGCTTTGAGGTTCCATGCGTCCATTTGATTCGTGAGTTTAACCATTATGCGTTCCCGCTTGATGTCACTCTTGACTTCATGCGTCAGGTATTGCGTCAACAGGTTGTACAGCCTCCACAGGTTCAACTCTTCCCTGGTCTTCTTTAATTCCACGAAGTCGATCACGGACACGCCTTCTCCGTTTCCGGTGATCTCCTTCATTTCGGCCAGCGATTGGATGACCTCGCCGTTGGCGTTGAGGAGTCCCAGCGATTTGAGTAGATCAGTGGTTTCCTGGGATTTAACCCGGACGGTGGTCCACGCCTTCCAAAGTTCCTGTTGTTCGCTTAGAGCCTTCATGCCGGTGACTATCTCCTGTTTAACGTCGTCCATGTCGATCCCCTGGTGATGCTCCTTGCGATACTTCTGCATTATCTTCCCGATCATCATGCCGTTGGTGCACACTACCCGGAAGGCACCAAATGCTGTCCGGAGTGCCCATCCGGTGTCGTAACTGTTATACGCGTGCAGTGTGGGGTGGAGCTTATCCCCACGGTCAATATCGACGGACACCCCGGTAAAGGTGAAGGTTACCTTCAACCGTGCACCCTCGCGCGGCATGGCCACATCGATTGTGGGGTTGCCGTATTCGGGGAACGAGAAGGCTGCTGCAGTTGCGATGTCAACCACATCCTCATGGCGGATCAGCCTGTAATCGTTGGTGACGTGAGGAGAAAAGATTCGGCCATTGGTGGGGTCAAACAGAGTCTTGGTTTCGGGGATTTCCACCATATGACCAGAGTCGTTGCGGTAGAACGCCGGACCTTCCGATACCTTCGGATAGTCCACGCTTGTTGGCGTGCCGTAATATACCGATTTTTTAAGCAGTTCGTTGAATGTGGGGTCCGATGCCGGGGTCGGCTCCGGGGTGGTTGCCGGTCTGATTGGGGTCACTTTGGTCATAATACCTCCTTATGTGTGTGGTTTGAGTAGCATAGTGGGCACGTATAAACGACGGTCATGCCCTTTATTGTGCCTGTGCGTGAATCCGTAGTGACGGTTGCTTCGGCAGCCCAATCGCCTTCGTGGGACGATCGTCCACATACCGGACACTTGATGTGGGTGTCTGGGGTCTTCACGGGGTCAGTCCTCCTCCACGTATTCAAGCCAGATCGCTCGGTCCTGTTCGCTCATGAGGTCCACGATCAGGGTTTCAACGTCGGCAGTTGTGTCCTCGCCTAGGAGTCCTTCAGCCAGGTCGAGGATGTGGGATAGTGCCCTGCACTGTCTTTTGGTCATGGTATTGCCCTCCTATGTGGTTGTTCGGGGGCTAGTCCTCCTATGTGGTTGTTCGGGGGCTAGTCCTCCTATACAATTTATGGCAAATTACACAATGTTGGATCGTCTGTTCCTGTACTAAGTTCATATGCTTCCTCCAGTGTGATCATATCCTGTAGTACAGCATCCTGTAGATAGTCCGGAAGGTTGGCTATGTCCTTGGTTTTGGGTGTTGGTGCTGCTGCCTGTGCCTGTGCCTGTGCGTTTGCCTTGCCTTGTGTGTTCTTGCTCATGGTCGTGCCTCCTTGTGGTTGCTTGGTTGCCTCATCAGTGCCGGTGCTCCGTGCCCGGTCAGACCAGAGGCGCGCGGACGCGCCCCGGTTTCGGCTTGTGGTCGTGTGGTTGGTTCAGTCGGACAGTGCCACGATCCGCTCGTTGCCTTCCTCGTCCTCTTGCGCCTCAAAGCGCACGTTGCCCCCTCTTCTGATCTCTGCTGCGATTGCCTCCCAGTCCGACAGGACGTCGTCAAGACTCAAGTCTTCTGGTCTGTCCACTGCTGCGATCTCTGTTGCCATGGTGCCCTCCGTGTGCTGTCCGGGGTCCGTCCCGGTCCGTGGGGTGCGGGGTGCCCCCACCCTTGGTGTTGCAAGCCTTGTGCCAGCCCGAAGCCCCACAGACACCCCAACCCCTTGTGGTTGGCGCAAACCCTCCCCACAACCGGTTGTGTTGTTGTCTTGCGTTATGTCTCACACATTGTCTCATCCGCTCGGGCACCCCTCGTCGTCCCGCGTCCCACACGGCTCCGGATTGTCTCACCCTCGTCGTCCCGCGTCCCGCGCGGTCTCGCGGACATGCCCCAGAGCGAGTGCCCGACCGACGCGGTCCCGGATTGTCTCATGGCCGTTGGGGTCGCTGAGACACCATGAGACACTCACCACGCGCCCGCACGCCCCCGTCCGCCGTGTCCCCGCGCTGGCTCCGGGTAGTACCGGCGCGTCCTCGCGTGGTGTCGCCCCACCCAACAGACGGACAGGCGCAGCGGACCCCGGAGCGGCAGAGTAGCGCTCGTGCAACCCTGAGGGTAGCACCGCCGCTACCCCAGAACCCCACGCGCACGCACCGGGAACGGTAGCTCCGACGATACCCCGATGGTTGCGTCGACGCTACCCCACACCACCACACAACCACGAACCCCAAGCAGACCACCGGACCACAATTACGCGACCACACAATTACGCGACCACACAATTATGGGGGCACCGTGAGCGGCCCCGGATACCGGGGGGATATTGATGAACCGGTTCTCAAGTTCCGCAGGGTTTCCGCATTAAAAATATTATCGGGGTCGCGTGGAGTTCCGCAGAATTTCCGGCTGAAAGATATTATCGACAATTCGTGTATTGATCGGGACAACAACACGCGTGGGGAAGTTGGATCGTGGGATCGTGAAACAGTGGATGCGTGGGAGCGTGCACGGGTGGACCTGCGGTGGTTTTGGGGAGCCGAATGCGGACGCATACGGCCTCGCGCGTGGGAGCGTGCACGCGTGCGATCGTGCATGTGGGTGTTTCCCCCTTCGGGGAAAAACCCTGGTTGGACGGTCCCTGCCGTTCTTTTACGCTTTTGGGGTGGACAGGGCCTGTGCGCCGTTGCGTTGGTGCGTGAGTGCGTTTGGGGTTGAATTCGGGGAGAAGTAGTGGCGTGGAGGGGGATACGTGGAGGAGTGCAGGAGGGGTATACCTAGATTGAATTTGGGGATACGTGGTGGGGGAACCCCAAAACCAACCTAGGGGATTTGCTGTTCGTGTGCTAGCGCTGGTAACGTGATTGTGAATGTAAACCACCGTGGGGGGAGGATACGTGACGAAACCTCCCGTCATCCCGGCCTGGTCCTCCGGTAATCCCCCCACACACACTTAAGGGAAATATTATGAGCGAAGAGAAGTTCGACAACAATATGAAAGAGGCCTTTTTGATAATCCTGCGGGAAGTACCGGTGTTGACGGTAGCAGCTAGGGCAGTTGGTATAGCCACATGCACGGTCCGGGACCATCGTACCAAATACCCCGAATTTGATGCCGCAGTTAAGGAAGCCATGGAGGAGGGCGTGGACAGCCTCGAAGCTGAGGCGGTTCGACGTGCACGTGACGGATGGAAGGAGCCGGTGTATTACAAGGGGGAGAGGGTTGGGAACGTGCGCAAGTACAGCGACTATCTGCTGGGCGTACTACTCAAGGGCAGACGGGCTAAGGTGTACAACCCCGGTGCAACGGTTGAGGCCGGGTCCGGCGACAACAAGGTAACCATGAAGTTTAATTTTGGGGGATAAATGATTATCGTTAGTGGACAACCACGATCAGGGACTAGCCTAATGATGCGAATATTGTCGCATTCAGGGTTTGATGTGCACGTCGAAAACAAGGCGTCGTACGAGTGTATAGAATCCACGCGCCTGGACGAAGACCAGAAATGGTTGCATGCCCTGCCCCCCAACACAGCCGTAAAGGTGCTGTACCCCTCGATCATCTACCTCAGCCCCGGACCTCACACGATCATATGGATGACCCGAAACTCCACTGATTGCGCCAAATCCCAGAACAAATACGCCGGTAGTCCTAGATGGGTAGTGGGGGTTCGTCGCAAAGACATAACGAAGGTAAACAAGAAAGTACCACACCTGCTGCGTATGATGGGTATGAATGTGTTCGAGGCTCAATTCGAACATTTGATCAAGAGGGACTCCCGACTCCACGCAGGGTTGGAAAAATTTCTTGGACGTACCATCCTCCTCGACTCCATCGCCAACAGGACCACGGGGTTCAGCCGACTTGCTCCTGGCACACTTGAGATTGCTGGTGCTGGGGTATATGATGGTCCGGGGGTGTCCAATGCACATTGAATACAACGCCGAACCTACCCCAGCCAAATTCCATAAGTCCAACGACTTTTACCGATGCATGCGCGGACCGGTCCGATCCGGCAAATCCACATGCATGTGTATTGAGATATTTCGTCGAGGGTCTGAACAGCGTCCGGATCAACGTGGGGTACGCCGGACGCGTTGGGCCGTAATCCGAAATACCTATCGGGAACTTGAAGATACCACCATGGCTACGTGGAAGATGTGGTTCCCAGAGGAAGTGTTTGGCAAGATCAACGTGCGCACCATGACCCACCACCTCAGATTCAACGACGTCGAAATGGACGTCATGTTTCGGGCGCTGGACCGTCCGGACGACATCAAGAAACTCCTATCACTTGAACTTACCGGTGCGTGGGTGAATGAAGCCCGAGAAGTCCCAAAGGCCATCATCGACGTGTTGGGCGATCGTGTGGAGCAATTCCCCCCAGCCAACGCCGAGGGAGTAACTTGGGGAGGCGTCATGATGGACACCAACTCCATGGATGAGGACCATTGGTGGTACGATTTGGAGGCCAAACCCCCGGTGGTCAAGTTGGCATCTGGCAAAGTGGTTCGCTGGAGGTTTTTTACGCAGCCGGGGGCACTAATCGAACGCAATGGTAAATTCTTCCCCAATCCCCGAGCCGAAAATATAAAGAACCTAAATGGTGGTCATGACTATTACATGAAACGCCTTATGGGAAAGAAGATGTCCTATGTGCGAGTATATTACTGTAATCAGTTTGGATATGTGGAAGAGGGGAAGCGTGTTCATCCCGAGTATAATGACGCAGTCCATTGCAGTCCCAGCCCATTGGTGCCTGATAACCGATACATTGTCCATGTTGGACTCGATTATGGACTTACCCCTGCCGCAGTGTTTGGCCAACGACGTCCGAATGGACAATGGTGGATATTCAAAGAACTTGTAACTCAGGAGTTAGGCATAAAGCGTTTTGGTGAGTTGGTATTGAAGCCATATATAAACTCCCATTTGTCCGAGTTCAGTCTGATGGTCTACGAGGACCCATGGGGAAAGGGCAGATCCCAAACTGATGAACAAACCCCCAAGAAAATCCTAGAGGCCCTAGACCTTACCGTAATAACTCCGAACATATTTGGTGGTGAAACTTTGCGTCGAGAGGCTCTGGCAGCTCCACTGTCACGTATGATCGATGGCGTTCCTGGGGTGTTGGTTGATCCGGATTGTCGCACATTACGCAAGGGTTTATCCAGCAAGTACTACTTCAAGCGAGTACAGGTGGTAGGCGATGACAAATTTCAGGACAAGCCCTACAAGAATTTCTGGTCGCATGTTTGCGAAGCTGCTCAACACATGATGTTGGGTGCAGGTGAAGGGGAGTTAATAACCGTTCCCCAAGACAACCAGGATGATTACAACGACGATTACCAGGATGACTATAGTGAAGAGGGGTGGATGGCAACATGATTAAAAAAACCAAAAAGGGCTATAAGGTTGTGTCTCACAAGGGTAAAAATCTTGGGGGACCTTACAAATCCAAAACGCAGGCCAAAAAGCGTCTGCGTCAGGTCGAGTATTTTAAACACAAGAAGTAGTACTAGACTGAATCGTATAGGAGTAGTATGAAACAGTTTATATGTACCACCAGCGACATACTTAAATGGATTTTGCGATTGTTGGGAACAATAGTATTAATAATCATTATATGGTATGGAACTAAACCTCTAGCCAACGAACAGTCTATACAAAAAAACTTGATCTGTATTGATGGATTGAAAAGGGAAGTTAATATAAATGTTTCTGAGGTTGAAACCGTAAAGAAAAAAGTGAATACAGTTGAAACCACTCTTAACAAGATGGACAAGAAAATGAGTAATCAGAACATTATGATAAAATTGCTCCTACAAAAGGAAGGTATACAAGTCCCCAAAGAAATAGATGGGGAGTGACACAACCACAATTCAATAATTGTTGAAAGGGGGTTAAACGGCATGGCTAATACAACCACGTATGCAAACAAAGTGATAACAATTTCTGGGATAAGTGCTGATTGGAGTCTGGAGGATCTGAAGGGCAAAGGATTTTCTGCTGACCGAGGAGTACAGATTGAAGCAATAA